GAACCTGATTGGGATAGTGTTACTTCAGATGGTAGTACAATAACAGATGGGACTATAACTTGGACAAGGAGAAGTCCAAGTTATATCAGTGATAACAATCCACCTAAAATTTCTATGACAACGGTTCCTGGAATAAAAACTTATACATATAATGGATTGGATGGAGTTTACTATCCACGTTTCATTATAAAGACAAATGATTACCAACTTGAATGGGTAAATAAATTTACTAAAACATCATAGGGCAACATAATGGCAAACACATTCGTTTCAATTGATCCTGAAATAACTTCAAGGGTTTCCACTGATTCATCTATTACTATCACATACTCTTTTGATTCTGGGGCGTCTGGTTTTGACACTGATACGATTATAACAAACAATATCATCTTCGAAGAAACATCACTCACTGAGGATGAAGAACCAGTTAGTTTCAGCGTAACCACAGCAACGAGTGATACTCAAATAGTTATTAATCCATCTTCATCTCTCAGTAATAATGTTGTATATGAAATAATTCTTTCGTCTAATATTACCGATGATAATGCGGTTGCTATCACTGAAAAAACATTCAGGTTTATTACAGAAATAGAAGATGAAACACCAACAGTATCACTCAGTACAGATGGTAACGCAAATAAGGCATTTAGAACATCACAACAAATCTCTGAATTGCTTGATATCCGCAAGATAGTAAAAGAAGGTAGTAAATTCAACTATGATTTTATACCCACTACATATGACCCTTCTGATAAGACATATTCAAAAGAAGGATATCAAAAACTGAGTATTGACAATCAAACACATATTAAACAATTATTCCAACAACAACACCTCCATGAGTTTGATACCTTTCTTACTAATATAAAATCTTTTAAGACTGTTACGGATGATGAATTTCTTGATGTTGAAAATTCAATATATCCTAACGCATATGATATAAATATTTCTTCTGGTCTGAAAAAGAAAATTGAATTCCTTGTCAAGATATACGCAAATGCTCTTGAAAAATTCTTTATAGCAGTCACAGAAGACCCTGTTCAAAAATTCAAATATCATATATCAACCGATTTAGGAAAAGAACACTGGATAAGAACTATCAAGGAAATGGTACACCCGATAGGATGGAGAGACGTATATACAGAAATTGATGCTCTGATCGTTGATACCGTTAATGAAGTTATTCCAATAATCCAATCTAATCAACATCAATGGGATGATGAATATTTGATCGGTACAGTGCCAGCAAATACATTGACTGGATCTGATGGTTCTTATACAAGACATACCAATGAATTTATAACAAAGACAGATTTATCTGGATATACGATAGATGAATTCATTGGAAAAATGCTTATCATCACTGATGGTGTTAATCCTGGAGTTTATACAATAACAGGAAATACAAACAGTTCAATAAAAAATACGATTGAAGTAGCAGAAACCTTTGATAAACAAATAGATGGGAGTGATTCAACAACAGAAGAACGAGATATCAACTTCATTATTAGAGAGGAAATGGAGGGATTTAGATCATTATTTTCAGTTTCTGATTTTAAATTCCTTGATTGGGTGGCAGATACTCATTTTCATCATATGTCAAAGATTTTTATAAATCATACTATATGGGAGGTAACATCATCCTCTGAAGGCAATTCAGGTTCTACAATACCTGATTTTTCAGCAAAATCTTTGATACCAGTTACTTGGGTATCTGAATTAGATGTTTCAGTTGGTGATGTTATCCATAAAAATAATTCAGAATTTATTGCGACAACAGCAGGAACAACAGACACTTCAGAAATTAATTGGACTCTTATTGATACTAAAAGTGCTGATACTGATACATGGTCTGCTGATACTGAGTATAAAGAAAATAAAGTAATCTACGATTCAGTTGATTCTTTTTGGATTGTTCAAACAGCAGGAACATCACAAGCATTGAGTGCCAATGAACCAAATTGGTCTAGCAAAACGATAGGAAATACAATAGTTGATAATACCGTTACCTGGAAAAAAATAGTAACTGGTAATATCATTGCTGATGGGACAGTCCAATGGACAAAACAAAGACTCACTGATAATGAACTGACGTGGACTAAACGGGTATATGAACCAAGAGCAAAATATGTAACAACATCATATTTTCATCCTAAACCACCTCTAAAAACTTGGGCGTCTATTACTGAGTATAATAAAAATTATAGAATTTCAGAGACAACCACAAATTATACATGGGTAGTATCTACATCAGGAACGAGTGATTCATCAGAACCGACATGGGCAGATGTTGACACAATAACCGATGGGACTGTTGTATGGAGAAGAGAATTATGGACAAGCAATACTGATTATGCTCTTAATGATATCATCACAGAAGACGGGTCAGACTGGATTTGTATAGATTCAGGAACGAGTGATGTATCAATTGAACCGACATGGACCGGAAAAACAGTCACTGATAATACGGTAATATGGAAAAATCTATCTTGGTCTTCAGAGATTGTTTATACAATAGGAGATCAAATTGAAGGCGGTGATAGTAGTTGGGAGGTAGTAACAAGAGGCAAATCAGGAACATCAGAACCGACATGGACTGGCAACACAGTCACTGAAAATAGTATTGTTTGGAGACGGATTGAATCCAAACGTATGACTGATGGTAACTATCCTGGTTCTCTATACTATCACAATTGGTTGGCGAGTACGATATATACCACAGGTGATGTGGTATTTGAAGATGGCTCAATGTGGGAAGTAGTAACACCAGGTATCTCTAGTTCTACTGAACCTTCTTGGGCAGGTTCAGTATCTATCGGAGGAAGCATCAGTGATAATACAGTCGTCTGGAAAAGATTGGATGTGTTGAAAGGAACGACATTCAATGATCTACTGGGGGTTTTCAATGATGTACTAAAATTCAAAACGCAAAACAATCTTGGTATAAATTATGCTACCAACTATCAATTAGGGGCAGTTGATGAATCAATATCAAGGTTGGTATATGATTCTTATAATGATCTTGAAATACTCGTGGTTCGAGGTTCATCTACCTTATCGTTCACAGAAGGTGATACTACCTTTCTTTATGTTGATGATAACAATCCATTGATGTATGTAGAATCAGATACATATTTAACAACATCATTTGTTTTCGGAAATACTGAAATGGCAAATCAGGTTACTGAAGATGAAGCAGTGGCTGGTAGTATATCTTATGATATTGCTACACTCAGTGCTGTTGAATTGGAGAGTGGGACAACTACTGGAAGTACCACAGATGCTACTCTTGTAGACACTTCAGCAACATTTATCACTAATGGGGTAAAAATAGGTGATACAGTAAATAACACCAGTGATTCTACTTCTTCGACGGTTATGAGTGTTACTAACGAAACAACACTCACAGTATCAGCAGATATATTTCCAACGGTATATGCTTCAAAAAATTATAATATAAAACGGAAAAATAATCTCCAAGATGTTACATTTGATTTAGGCACAGTACCAACTGAAATATTTGTTGGGAGTGTGGTAGTCCCTACTGGTACTAATCCCAACAACGATGATGGAGATGGATATGAAGTATGGAGTTATACCAAAGATACTATAAGGATTCAGAATGAATTAGGAGTCGCAGAAACATCATCCGGTTCAATAAAAATAAACACACCAGCAAGATTCAATGTAGTAACATTTGTAATACCACAGACATTTTCATATGAAGAGGCATGGTGGTATGGTTCTAGGTTATTCTTTGATTTAGGTTATATCGATGATATAGATTTTCATTCTACTGATAGATGGTCATACAATTATTCTGAATATTCCGCTGAAGTTGGATATACCACAACATTAACCGATTCATTCGTAACATCAGATATGACAGTAGATGATAGGTTTTCTATAACCACCGAAGGATTAACAAACCCGACAAGGTTATTCAAAAAATATAATATACTCGATGACAATGTTAATCAGGACTGGGTTGAAGGTAACAGGATATATGAATTTGAACCCAAATCCTCTGGAGATTATGCGTATGAAATTATTGAATCTGGATCTTCTGACGGTTCTTCTTCATATAAATTAGAAGATAGTTCAGCAACATTCACAACCAATGGAGTATTAGTAGGTGATCTGGTTACTAATACTGTTGATTCTACTACAGCCACCGTAACTTCAGTTGATAGTGAAACGGTATTGTCTATAGATGTTGATATATTTGATGGAGGTATTGAAGGGTACAAAGTTGAAAAACTCAATGATGTAACTGATTATATGCTATGTGTTAACAGCACTGATACGTTTATTACGGATGGTGTTGTTCCTGGTGATATAGTAACGAATACAGATACTAGCACATCAGCAATTGTTGAGCATGTGATTAGTGAAATAAGACTCCAACTTGATACTGCCATATTCCCTAGCAAAAATGAATCTTATATAATTGATAGTCCAACTACCCAAGTCGGTTCTTTGATTGGGATAGTATCTAAGAATGAAAAAGCACAGACAAAAGAAATGGTTATTGGTACTGATGCTTCTAGTGTTACTCTTGATTATGATATACTGGGTTATGAATATGTCCAATTCTATAATACGAATAATGAGTCTTCCACCTGGTACAAAAATAATCAAGCAAGCACTATTTCAGCAGGAAGTGTTGATTTAACATCAGGTTCTTGGAGATCATCGACATCTCAAGATACATTAATGATTGCTGAATTCTTTGACTCTAATGAATTCAGCAATAGCAAATATTATAGTAACACCAAAACGATATACAATAAACAAACATCATCTGGTTTAGAATCACTATCTTCTAAGGGTGATAACTTCAATGAAGAACGAGATTATAACAGAAAGGTAACAGTCACCTATGAATATCCAAATTATGGTGTATACGATTGGACGTTAGTGTCAACATCTACTCTGACTTTGGATACAATAAATAAGAATACAATGTTTATATTCTATGGTGATTCAACTGATACTACGGTGGATGTTAATCTTACATTAGCATGGGGTCAGGTAACAATATCGACCACTGGAGATTTATCTTTTGGTTCTGTAGCAAATACGATAACAAGAACTGAAGGTAGTTGGATTACAGATGGTGTTACTCAGGGTGATTATATTACTATAAGTGGTTCCGTTATAAACGATGGAACATATATAATTTCATCTGGAGGAGTGGCGGCAACAGTCCTCACAGTAGAGGAAAAAACAAATACTGAATTGATAGTAGGTGGTTTATCAATAAACAGTATTGAAAATGGTATATCAATTTATGGAACACAATATGATGTTTCTGCGAATTTATCAGAAACAACCACATTATTAGATGGATTATAAAAATGGCAGTAACGGAAGAATTTCTTGGAGGTAGTTCAGTAGAATATGATAAATCATTATTCTATAATTTACTCACTGACGGCAAAGCATATATGGGTTTTGCTAGGGAATCTCCAATCTGGGGATTTTCTACACTCATAAAACTTACACAACGCAGTGGTAGTATTTGGCCATCTGATGTAATGGGTGAGTCTGGTGATGGAGATGGGGACACTGGTAAATATTATGATACCAATTCTTTGAGAATATTGGATTCTGGTGATGAACCTGCCTCTGGTACTGATGTATTTATTAGGAGAATATTAAAATCTGATAATACTAAAATCATCAGAGATTCAGGAACAACAGCAGGTACAGCAGTCACTAATAAATTAGTAAACACAGGAATTGATTTCTCAGCAGTCGTCCCAGCAATATCAGTTGGTGATACGGTTTTGAATACAACTGATAATACAACTGCGTTAGTAACAACAATCGGAACGACTTCATTGACATTGAATGATGATATATTTATTGAAGGAGAATCTTATCAAGTATATACAGTTGATGATACTAAATTCATAACCGTTGGAACAGATGATATTGGATCTCTAACTCTTGATTATATAAATGAAGAATGGGCTAGAATTTCTGGGTTTGATTATGATTCATTTACAGTAATTCTTGATACATACACACCAGACCTGTATGATTATTATCTCTTCAATTATGAGCAGACAAATGTCCAAACTAGACTAAAGATTGAGACAGTAGAGAAAATGTCAAGGTCGAGGATCCAGTCTAATGTAAGACTTATGTATTCCACAACCACTAACGCAACAGTACCAACATCAGACTTCAGTAATGAGATGATCGGTGATTTGCGGAAAAATGTGAATGTGCTTGGTGAGGTTGAGATCACTGGTTTAAACCCAACATTTATAACTGATGGTAATGGATACATAGTTGACAAGGGTTTATCAGCAGCCACTTTTTTCCTTGCCACTTCTGATGGGACAGTAATTCAAGATAATATCAATTATGTATCTTTGGTGAATACTGATGATGAACTTAGTCTTGTCCTCAGTTATCCTCTAGTAGATGAAGCAATTCAAAACTCTGGAAGGATGAAAATTAGCGTAACAAGAAACTCAGATAAATTAGGGATTTTTAATGAAAGGTTTTCCACTGGACAATCGGTATCTGATAATAGTCCTCCACCTCTACAATTAAATTATATCAAACAAGGTTCAGTTCATGATAGTCTTCTTGATGTTCTTGGTCTTGTGAGAATAGATAGTTCTGAAGTTTCCTTCGCAAAACGCATTGATAACTCAGAGACAGAGAAAAAAATATTTGGAGATATTGATGACCCAGAATCTTATCCAGTAATAATTGTTGATAGTGCTGATAATAAAGATACTATTATGATGAATGAGAATGCTGAGACTACCACAATGTTTGCCCATACAACAGATCAAGATATAGCAAGAAAACATTATTTTGATTTAATAAGAATAAACAAGACAGTTTCAAGTTCAGTAGGTACGACAAAAATTTATAGGCAAATGTTCATTTGCTATAACCCATATGTCTCAGGAGTGGAGGCGACGGATGCTAACTACACCAACGATTCAACTGATACTATTTTTAATTCTTCTGAACATCGTTATAATCTTGGGACTGTCCTATATATTGCTAATAAGAAACCAGTATTTAGAAACCACCTTAGTAACCCTGAATCATTCAAAATATTTATTTAGTCATGTCAATAATCGGAGCAGATAAAAGTGGGGCCACCCTTGCTAAGTTTTCATCACAGATAAAAGGACTGGCGAGACCAAACAGATTCGCCTTTTCATATGGCACTTCTCAAACAGATAATTTTTTAACCTTCCAATGTACAAAGGTCAGTATTCCTAAGATTAATATCAAAGGACCAGAAATTAAATGGAGAGGAACTTCAATGACATTACAAGGTGATCCTAAAAAGGAACCACTGACAGTAACCTTTCTGAATGATAGTGGGTGGGAAGCAAGAAAATATTTTGAAAAGAAATCAAATGAAATAAGAGAGAGTGGATCGAAAGGCAATTCTGCTCATTCCTTTTCAAATGTTGGTATTCCATTCAATGAAATTGAAATGAATAATTTAACTGCTAGAATAGAACATTACGGTGATAATAATGAAATAATAGCATCATATGAATTTTTACATTGTTTACCTCTTGAAATATCTGGCATTGATCTCAACATGGAAACTAATGGGCAAGTGGAGACTTTTGATGTTACCTTCTATTACACAAAATACGCACAAACATTTCCAACATATTAATTATGGCATTACCTTTCAACACGATAGCAAAAAATACAGTTCAAGAAGGGAAAAAACATATTGTTGATTTCCTTGGTGGTGGTTATTCTGATATTCACAGAAGTAATTTATTTGCTGTTAGATTTCAATTTGGACCAATAACATTTACTGATATTGAACAGGATATTTTGGCTGTATCAGTAACATACCCAAGAGTAACAACACCAGCAACAGAAATAAGAAGGATGGGTAGAAAAATAGATATACCTACTGGTATTGAATTTGAACCAACCACAATAACATTCTATGATGATATGGATGGGAAAATTAGAAATAAAATGTGGGAATGGATGCAGATATATTCTTCAAATACTCCAGAGGATGGGATCAAAAACGAATCTTATGAAAATATGTTTGCTACAATGGGAATATACCAGTTAAATCAAAGACATGAAATAACGAGTGGTGTATTACTTGAAAAAGTATGGCCAACAGCAATAGGTGATGTTTCATTGGATGCGTCAACTGAAGATGCTGTGGTAACCTTTGCTGTTACATTCAAATTCTCATATGCCAAATTTACTAATAAGGGGAAATAATGTCAAAAGAATTTATCTCAATAGACAATTTTCAGAAAAATAGTTTTTTTAGAAAGGGGTTCATCACAGACAGTAGATTTGAAGTAACCTTTATAAAACAGTCAGAGTCAAAAGTTGAAAATCTAAATGAGAAAGATTTGAAATGGAATGTTAAGAGTGTTGAAATGCCTTCCTTTGCTTTAGGTGGTGGTGATAATGATAGACTCCATCAAAAAATTAGTGGTAGAGCATATGGAGATTTATCAATTACATTCTTTGAAAGTATCGATCAAGATATTAGAGGATTCTTCTATGGGTGGATTGAGAATCTATCTTCCTGGAATAGTTCTGATATTAATTTTGGAGAAGTACAAGGATATCTTGATTATTATGTTTGTGATATACAAATAACCAACCTGAAGGGTAAAGGGGAAGATGCTAAAACTGATTTATTTTCAAAGGCATTTCCAAAAACTATCAGTTCGAGATCATACAATATTGAATCTGAAGCAGAAGTAGGAACAACAACAGTAACATTTGGGTATAAATTCCATGATTTTAAATAAACGGAGTAACTAATGAGTAAAATAACAGAATATACAAAAAACAAACGAAACTTTCAAAAAATCAAATTATTAAGTGGTAGATCAATAGGTATTACCCATTGGCTTGTCAAAGAAGAAAAAGAATTGCTTTTCAATGTTGAGATGCAACCAGATAACAAAGAATTATTGATTAACGAGAGTATCAACCTGATAAAAAATTGTGTTGATAAGAAACAGATGATTGATAAATTATCTAAGAATGATATTATCTTTATCTTAGTCCAACTCAGAAAGATATCTAATAGTAAACAGGTTGATTTTAAATTTACTTGTCAGAATACTAAATGCCCATCCTTCATCACTTTCAGTCCTGAAAAACAACAAGAGACTGGTGTAACAGGTAGAGGCACTGAAGAAATAGTTGATAATGTTGATCTAAAAGAAGATATCGTTTCATCACCTTTCAAATCTGATAATATTGCCATTGGAAATATTGTATTTACCCCAAAAGAGTTGTCATACAAAACACAACGAGAATTGGAAACATTATACATCAATGAAGATAAATTACAATTGAACAAATTCAATTATAATGTCATTCTAAATTCCATCGCATCAGTAACAATTGGTGATGATAAAATGAGTGATTTTTCTAAAGGAGAATTATCGGACTTCATTGATAATAATTTGAAAATGGAAGATTTCAAGAGATTATCAGAACAACTTAATGAGCAAATGAGTACTTTCAAAATAGAGAAGAAAGTGAGTTGCCCAGTTTGTAAGAATGAAACTAAGGTAGTATATGATGAATTGTTTAGTTTATTCCTTTTCTAATTCGTTCTATATCACTACCTGATTATTACAATATGTTATGGTTTATGAAACAACATTGTAGGTTTTCAATTGAAGAAATTGAAAACCTCACTCCTTTTGAGTTTGATTTGTTCTATCATATGGGTGTTAAGGATATGAAAGAACGGAATGAGCAGATAGAAAAGCAGAGACAACAACTTGGTTAATAATTGTTATAGGACGTAAAGGTAATGGCTGAATTAGATGATGTAAAGAAAATATCAGAAGCAATAGAAAAACTAGACACTGATATTGATATCTCACGTATCACACATAATATCAAGAAATTCAAAAAAGTGCTTGGAGGTTCAGCACTTCATCAAATCAGAGAAAGTATTACATTGGTTGACGATGTTGCTTCAAAGATAAAAATTTTTAGTGAAGCAGGAGATGGGTTACGAGATTTTTCAAGTTCATTGGAGACTTTCACAAAAATAGATACTAAAACGGTTTCCAGTAAAATAAAGTTATTATCAGGAGAAAACAAATCAATAAAAATATTAGCAGAGACAGGAAAAGGGTTTTCAAAGGTTGCTAATTCTCTTTCAACTTTTGAAACTATAAATCCTGAACTAGTCAAAAATAATATCACGAAGATTTCATCAGTCTCTGATGAAATATTCAGTCTTTCGAGTAGCGTAGATGAACATTTTTCTCATCTCACAAAATCGTTTGAAACATTCCAAAATTTAGGAGTATTTGGCCCATTAAAGATAAAATATGGTATAAAGGCAATCGCAAAGGTAATACCAGAAATTTCTAAATTGAAAGGCAATATTGATGAAGATATAGTACCATTGGCAGAAGCAGTCAAAACCTTTTCGGAAATAGGTTTTGAAGGTAGGCTGAAAATGGGATTTACAATAAAATTTCTTCAGAAAAAACATAAAGAAATATTATCACTTTCAGAAAACTATAATGAAGATTTAGAACCATTAACCCAGGCAATTGATGTTTTGAGTAAGATAGACCTGAAGAAAAGAATCGCATTATCAGGAGTATTAGAAAGACTTGCTTCAGGATTTGAAAGAATAAAAAAGGTTGGTATAAAGAAAGGAGACATTGAAAGTATTACGTCAGATGTCAATCTTCTTGGTAAGACCGATAAAAATATCAGTATACAAAAAGATATTCCAACAATATCTGAAGTAATAGGTAAGGAAAAATTGGATAGTTTCATCCCTGAAGGGACTGTTCAACCCAATGCCACTGTTCAACCTGAAGGGACTGTTCAACCTGAAGGGACTGTTCAACCCAATGCCACTGTTCAACCCAATGCCACTGTTCAACCTGAAGGGACTGTTCAACCTGAAGGGACTGTTCAACCCAATGCCACTGTTCAACCTGAAGGGACTGTTCAACCCAATGCCACTGTTCAACCTGAAGGGACTGTTCAACCCAAAAATATTAAAACATCAAAGATAACATCAAAGATATTATCTGGTATTAAAACCATTCTCAAAAAGGAAGACAGACAAGATGATAGAAAAGATGAACAAACAAGAAATGAAATAAATGCCAACGAAACAAAAATGTCTGATCTTGATATAGATCAGGATGCCCAGACTTCAAAGATTGAAATAATAGACAACAAGATAGAATCAATGTTTATAAAGGTTTCCTCTAATAATGATATGCTCAGACAGGTTCTTGGGAAACCAATGGAAAAGAAGACTGAAGAAACTCCATCCGAAACAAAAATTGATCAAAAAGAAGATGGGTTGGGTGGTTTATTGAATATGGGATTATTAGCAACCGCTGGGGCAGCAATGTTTGGCGCTTGGTTAGGAAAAGAATATCCATGGTTAGGTCAGGGATTCAAATATCTCGGAGCATTCAAAGATGAAATTTTCTCAGTGATTAAAAACATTGGAGGTACTATATGGAAAGGTATCACTAAGGTTGCTTCTAATATACCATTTCTTGGAGATTTTTTCAAGGGCAGTGCTATGAAGGGTGGTAAGGTATTAGCAAAAGGAGCAGCAAAAGGTGGGGTCAAACCAATGGTGAAAATGTTTGGTAAGATTCTGGGAGGAAAGGCATTTGCTAAAATACCAATTATTGGTCTTGGTGCTGCTGCCATGTTTGCTTATGATAGATGGATGAGTGGTGATAAATTAGGAGCATTTATAGAAGCAACTTCAGGTATCGCAGCACAGGTTCCAGTGGTAGGTACTGGTATTGCTTTGATGCTGGATGCTTTCCTAATGGGGAGAGATGCGGTGAAGGCCAACGAAGCAAGCAAAGCAGAAAGGAAGAAAAAAGGACTTCCAATGACAAAAACTCGCATTGATAAAATGTTAGGGATGCCAATAGAAACTGGTAATGAATGGATAGATGATGCTATTGAAGGTGTTTTACCAACGGTTGATGCTGGGTCTCTCATTTCTAAAGGGTTTGAATATCTTGGTTTTGGATCTCCAGATATAGGAGATGATGCCCAACAAACCAAGACCCCCACATCATCTCCTACACCACCTGCGAAAGAAACTCCAAAAGGTGTTGATGAAATAAAACAAGAAACAAATGATATATCAGATGTTACAAGAGAAGCATTGGTATCAAATACAACGACTAATAATACAACCACTATTATAAAACCAGAATATGTTGATAGATGGCATAAAGAAATTATACGAGAATCAATCCCACAAGAATCTTCAACTCCAGATTCACCAATACACCAATAAAGGATATAATGACAACTTATTCATACCCTAAAGATATAGAAAAGACAACCCATGTACAATTCAAATTTTGGGATCACGAATTAAAACCACCTTCACAACAGACCGTTTCAAAAACTGGCACGGGAACAAAAAAAGTTGAATTTGTTAAAAGTAAAGAGGCAAAAAGTGAATCTTCTTCCCGAAAAACAAGTGTTGGTGATATAGTCAATTTATATGTTCAAGGTGGTATTGGGACTGATATCGATTCTACATGGAGTATGAAAGAAGTCCCAATAGTTGGTAGTGTTGATGCTGGTCAAGGTTTAGAGACAATAAAACAGTCTCTCAGCAACACTCTTGAACTGGGTACTCAAGTGGCTACAAAGGTGGTTGCTTCAAAGATAATGAAATCAGAAGCAGTTACTTCAATAATGGATGGAATAAATGCTAATACTGGATATTCTATATTACCAAATACTGCTATGGTGTTTGGTGGTGCTTCTCCCGAAACAGCACCATTTTCCTTCTCATTTACCCCAAGAAATCAAGATGAAGCAAAACAAACTCTTGGAATAATAAATGCCTTCAAGAAAGCATCAACATCACAAACTATTGATACAGGCATACTTTCAGGTTCTTATAGAATAGCAAAAGCACCACCTATATTTTCTATAGCAATATTGCCTGGAGGTGGTGATGACACTGTAAAAGGCAATTCATTCTATAAATTTCCTGATATGGTGTTAACAAAATTTGATGTAAAATTTAGTGAGGGTGAAGCATTTTTTCAGATGTTTTCTGATAATAGACCAGTCAGTGCTACTTTGTCATTATCGTTTGCCTCATTATACTCTTCCCAACAACAAGATGGTGAATATCGATTATTTGGAGAATAGACTATGACGTATGCGAATTATAATTTTTTAGATCAACTAACTGATGTTGAAATAGATTTAAGTAGTTATCTGACATTATTCTCAGATGATAATTATACTCTTAAATTTTCAAACATACAACCAGTAGTCACAAATGTAAAAAATCTATTTTCATTTACTAATATTATCAAGAATTTTAAAAACCAAGCAGGGGCATTCCAACGATATAATATTGAAGAGAATGAATTACCTGAAGATGTTTCTATAAAATTCTATGGAACTGAAGATTTGTGGTGGGTGATTACTCTCTACAATGATATCACCAATCCGTTTATCCAATGGCCTCTTTCAAATGATCAAATTGATTATCTATCAGGTTTGTACTCAGAAAAAGAAAATAAATATACTAAAGAAGGGTATAAACAATTATTTACCGAATCGAGTCTCAGCAGATTAACAATTGATGTATTAAAGCAGGATCAAGTAATTGATCTTGTTTATCAATTACAAAATGCTGTATTAACCGTGAAAGATGACAACTCAGCATTTGAATTTGTATAATGAGTAATTATGATGGTGGTGCTAATATAGGTCAATTAACAAAACCTAGACCAGCAATCAATGAAATTATTATAGGCAACACAAAGATTGATCCTGTCAACCTTATAACTCTTGATATATTTGAATCTCTTTTTAAACCTGAGATTACTGGAGTAATAATTTTCAATGATTATTCAAATATAGTTTCAAAATTTGGAATAGGTCTTGAATCGCCTGTTGAAATAACATTCAAACAATACGGAAGCACCTCAAGTCCATTAACAGTAAAGATGGAAGTTGAGAAAATGTCCTCAACAATTCAACTTTCAAAAATGAATGATGTTATTACTCTCACGTTAATTGATAGATGGACTGCTCAGGCAAAGAAAACTTTTATTCTCCCAAAAAATATCACGTCTAATAATATCTCCAAAGAATGGAAAATTACTAAAGAAGATTTTAACACCAATAAGAAAAAAGTACGGATTGATCAAATAATCAAAGCATTGGTTTATCAAGCATTATTAAAACTTAATAATACAGAGTATACTATTGATGAAGATAATTGGACAGAAACACAACAAGCATTAGACATTTATTCTCCACCTCAAGATAAAAATATTCTTGAAAATATCGAATATCTTCTTAATTATGCCACTAACATTCCAGAAAAATTAGATCAAAAAGAACCACTTACTGATAGTTGGGGGATGACATTATTTACTAATATTGAGACTAAAAAAATAGCATTATTGAGTATTGCTGATCTTATCCACCCCAAGAAAAATTATGGAGATGCTGGATTTGAAATAATCCCAAACTATATAGGTAATGAGCATTCACCTTCAAACATAAAGAAGATGAGTAATCAATCTAATATTGATAATAATAAATTTATAGAATTTGGATTTGGTAAAATAAAATATACAATTTATGAAAAGAAACTCAACAAGGTTCTCACTGAAAAGGATATAATAGCACTACCATCTTGGTATATCGGGCAGGACACCATAAAGTATGCTAAATTTGGAAACACTCTACCAATCAAAAAAACATTCTATAACCTTGATTATGGACGAGAAGAATCGCAAATAAATTTATCATTTTCTCAGGATTCAGTATTTGATAGTACTTCAAGTGATCTTGAATATTTCGCAAAAAGTTTTATAGCAGCAAAACTATCAAGAAATTTAATCAAACTCATTGCGTATAATGTAGAGACACCAGGAGAACAAGGTCAGAAAAGAGTAGGAAAACAAATCCACGCAAAGGTACTTCAGACTGGCGGTTTCTTTGATAAAATAAACGAGATGGTGAGTGGGATGTTTATTATAACAAATATCCGTCATAGAATATCACATTTTGTTTATACAAATTCATTTACCATTGCGAAGATTGGATACAATAAAGATAAAGTCGCCCAAGAAGGTTTGATAAATGCCAAAGATAATGAAGAAGTTGAATTGCTAGAAAAATTATCAAACCCTAAAAATAATTACAATTTTTCTGATTTTGAAAATATTGTTGATAAAACCAAAGCATTTATAGCATCATTGAAATCCATTGGAACATCTGAAATGATAGATAATGGTAAGGATTTAACAAAAACAACCAATGCTTTGAAACTTTCAGGTTACGAAAAGAAAATACCATGATAAGAATAGCAAAGGTTTTGAGTAATAAAGATCCATTAGCACAAGAACGATTGAAAGTCAATGTTATGGGTGTTCATAACATATATCTCACTGATGATAACGATACTGGAATATGGGCACATCATTGTTCTCCAATAAAATATTCTTCTGGATCTTTACCAATCTATGGTGATATGGTATATGTATGGTTTGATGAAAAAATGCCAAATGATGCTATTTGGATGGGTCATGTTATTTCCAGCAATTCAGTTGAAACTGATAATACCAAAGAAACGATAAAGACAAATTCAGAAATATTAGACAACCACAAAGAAATATAGATGGGAAATATACTAGACAGAGAATCATCAATCTCAAGATTCTTACAAATCCGCGTCCCTAGTGTGAATAGTGATGGGACAGTATCAAGTGGTTACACAACAGAATCAGAAAGTGCCGTGTCAAGAATGGATACTACTGATAAGGATATTATTGATAATCTTACCAAGGCCACTATCACCAAAAATTATCTCTACAATCAAAATTATGATGTCTTTGATTTCTTGAATAATAGTAAGGAAGGTATAGAGATAAAAGAAGATTTACCAGCATCTGATAAGACCTTATACAATAAAGCATTTGCTGTTTTTGATAAAGACAAAATGTCAATGTTGTTTGATTATTCAGGTGATGCTGAGAGCAAGAGAATCCATCTACATCACCCTAAAGGTTCATATTGGACTATAAATGGAGATGGTTCTTATATAGAAAAATATGTTGGAGGATTCAAGTCATTTATTTTAAATGATATGTCTCAAATGGTAAGAGGCAAATATAATCTATTATCAAGAAGTGATATAAATATTGAGACTAGAAAAAATCTTTCAACAACAGCAATAGAAAGTTTCACAGTATTAGCAGGAAGTGATTATAAACTGATAGGTGGAGGAAGTTTTGAAGATATCACCGGAACAAAAAATATAGCAAGTAAAGGATTTTATGTTGATTCTAAATCATTAATCACATTGAAATCTGGAGATGTAATTCTTGATGCTAAAGATGGTGTGCGAATACGAGGTGGGAACATTTCATTTGAAGCAGGACTAATTGATTTTGATATAGGTTCCAATCTTACACAAACAGTAGCAGGATCATTTGAATTAGGCGGTGGTTCTTTGATATTAGCAGGTTCAGACAATCTAAGTATTTCATCTGGAGGCAATGCCACTTTTACTACTATCGGATATAGCAAAGAAATAATCAACAATTCCCCTCCATATACATCACTTGATACATACGGAAAAGAAATAAAGGTTACTCTTGGAGGATATAAAGTTGATGTAAATCTAGGTAATATCACAATGAATACACTTGCTGGAAATGTTGATGTCTCCACTATTTTAGGAAATGTTGATGTAGGGACCAAGGCAGGAAATGTTTCAATAAGTACATTGTTAGGGAATGTTGAAACAACCACATTGCTTGGGAGTGCTAAGATGGGCAATGCTATTGGATCTGTCACAGTAAATCCTATCGGTCTAGGAAATATAAAATCAGCAACAGGTGATTTGAAAGGGTTTCTAATGGACTTGATGTTAAAAATTGATACTTTTATTACCACATTTGATTCCCATAACCATATAGCACCATTAGGACCAACATCACCACCAGTATTACCAGCGATAGCAGATCATCTAGCATTTAATATTGAAATGAAAGCAAAATTATTGCTTTTATTAGGATAATCTATGCCACTAGGACCATCGTTCATGCCTGACGTTCAAAAGGCATTTGAAGATTGCTGGACTGATATAACAACTCCAATAAAGAAACCACGAGCCATAAAATTAGCACAGGCATTATCAAAAGCATTTTTAGATTCAACCACAGCAATAACAGCACCATTAGTGATTACTGGTATGACTCCTCCACCCCCACCTCCAACACCTTTACCATATTTTGGTGCTGAAGTAGCAAAATTAAAATTCCCAATGGACACTTTTCCATTAATGAATAATTTTGATACTGGATGGGGCAATACTATGATGGCACCACAAACAGCAAAATCAGATAGTGATTTTTTCGCTAAAGGATTTATTGGTTTGTTACAATCAGGTACAGCAACAATTTCATTACATACTGGTGTATTGGCATTAACTGTTCCACCTGCTTCGGTATTAGCAGCAACATTAATGCCAATGTTTTTAAGTGTTTATTCAACGCCAGGATTTGTTGGTGCTCAGAAGGCAAAATCTATTCAACTTGCTTCAAGTATAACTCCATTATGTGCCGCTGTTATACCAACAATAACAGTGACAGGACCAGTAACGATGAACCCGATCAAACAACCACTGATAGGTGGGATAGCAATAGGAAATTGTATATGAGTGAATTAACAGACAAACTTTCAGAACTGGAGGCATCACTAGAATCCAGTCAATCTAATTTACGAAGCACCACAGAAATATTCATCAAAAAATGTATATTAATGGATGAGTATTTTGCTACCAAAGAAACATTCACTACCCAATATGAACAAGACCTTTATCATAGTCTTGGTATGATAAGGAATTTTTTAAGAGGGAAAAACGAAAACGAAGCATTGAAGTTCCATTTCCAAGATGCTGACACATATAGTAATGGAATATCTTTCACAAAACCAACACTAACTTCATTTGCTTATGAAGCAAAGGATTTGAATGGAGATGAAATAACCATTGATAATGGTGGTGGTACTTGGGACAAAGATAATTTTTATTTAGTTAAAAATATATCAACTGATAAATTAGTGAATATTTCTGATGATTATACAGCATATTCAACACCAAATTTAATAGAGGGTATCAAGGAAAATATCTTCACTGATCTGCCCACTGCCAGTGATACAATAACATACACATTATCAGCAACACCAGAATATCAAGCATTAGGTTCACCTACCATTTCAATATTAGTTGATGGCACTCAAGTTGGGTATGTAGATAAATTAGGAGCATTTTTTGAAACATTCAACACTGAAGGTTATACAGTCGATACAATTAACTCAACATTTGCTTTTGGTAATAATGAACTCAATCTTATATTCACCACCAAAGGTTCTACAGAAAAACCAATAACAGTCAGTTATACAAAAAAGAACACTGATGTTGATGTATCAGATGAATCATGTGACGGATTTGATAGATTAAGTGCTACATTTGTTCATACATTAGCAAATACACCAATTTATAATACAATCATTATTTATTTTGATGGAGAACAAATTGGTATTCTTGATGAACGTGGAGATATAGTTGGAACTGAAATAGACAACGCAACTTCATCATATAATAGAGAAACTAACACTCTCAGACTATCAATATTTGGAGTCACCAAAGATTGTGATGGTGCCGTTACATTAGATTATACAATAAGAGATGAAACAACTCAGGTTGATCCTATTTATACTGATAATGATGCTTCTTTCACAAAAACAACCAATCTGAGTATAGGTTCAGAGACTGATAATGATATTGTAACAACAGGTGTTGAATTATACATTGATAATAAATTAATATCAACTTCATCTTCAGGTTCTTGGAGTGCTTCATATGATATAGACGGTGATGATTTTAGTGACAATAATGGAACTATAACAGGAACCATTAATGCTGTTGGGGCAGTAAGTTTGACTTTCAGTGGTTCACCAGCGTATCTTAGAAGTGCTGAAGACGATCAATGGGTAGCAAGTACAAATTATTCCATCAATCAAAAGATTTATGAAAATAATTATTATTTTGAAGTAACTGTTGATGCTGGTTCTTCAGATACTTCTGAACCTGATTGGGATAGCATATTACCAGGAGATACTATTGTTGACGGTGGAATTACCTGGACTAAACTCAATGATGAGAATATCATCAGTGTAAAATATAATTATGTTGACGGTCAAGATACTTGGGATTCTTCATACGAACAAGTTGATATTACTTCAGTTACTCCTTCTGGTTCTGACGAATTAGCAAAAAATGTAATAGAATTTGATGCTATTACCATTCTTCCAGTTATTGGAGAGAATTTTCCACTTGTGAGTAGGACTACTTTTGAACGTGTTGCTGATTTGAATGTTATAACTGAAGGATTAGAATATAATAATGATTGGGTACCATTTCTTGTAAGAAGAGATGGGAATATTTCAAGCAATGTTATTACTACATCAACACTACCATATGATGCTGATAGTCTTATTGGTTTTGAAGTCATACAATACGAATCAGATGGAATTACCGTTCACTCAACTCAGGAAATATCTGATAATACAACCACTACGATAACGGTTGATTCAGGACTAACAGATGGAACAAGTCAAAAATTTGAAATAGTCGCTCAACCTGAAAAGGCACTCATCGCAGGAAACGACACTATCAAAACATTAATGGCGTATCTCAATCCAGACAATGGAGATAAGACTGATAGTTGGGATGGATGGGCAGAAAGTACAACATATTCAATAGGCGATAGGATTCTTGAAAATGGTTATATCTGGACTTGTGTAACAGGCGATACTACTGGACTGATAGGCACAAAACCAGACTTCACAATAGAAAAACCATTTGGAGAGTATCTTCCAGGTGATGCTTCATTTGCTGCGATAACTATCAGTGATACTGGAAATTTAAAATGGGTAAAATCTGATATCGCATACGCAAATGATAGTCTTATCGAATCAGCACAAGGTAATACATCATTATCAACATCAACAGAAAAAATTGTTGATGGAGATTTTTCTGGAACTGCTATCGGATCAGGATGGGATGCTAATAGTGGTTCTATAACTATTTCCAATGGTGTTTGTACTATTGGACTAGCAGGGTATATCGGTCAGAGTTTTACTACCAAGAGAAATCAAAGATATCTGTTTTCATTTACTTGTGTTGATGTTGATACCGATGGATATGTTCAGGTTGGAAATAGTGCTGGAGGGAATGAATGTTTTGATATACTCGCATTAACTGGATCCACCAGATATACCATAGATTTTATTTCATCAGCAGAAACAACACACATCAAGATTGGTTGTGATACCGGAACAGATATTGATATCTCAAACGTCAGTATTCAAATATGGGAGAGTTTAAATGATAGCCCATTCTTCCCCTCCACTGAAGGGACATATACAGATGATGCTCTTTATAAATCCAGTTATCACACAAATGATTCTTTGGATAGTACACAAGAGCAATGGTCTGTGAATACAGATGATAGATGGAATTATGATATTCAACCTGAAATTGGAACGGATACTTATAGTGGTTCTAAATCAGATTTTTATGATGCTCTGAGAGTAATTGCTTTTGGTTCTATTGACAACCAAAACAAAAATACAGTAGCATTTTCAATGGCAGGTCTGAAAACTCTTCAAAATAGTTTGAGTGCCGAAACAAAAGCAGATATTTCACAATCTGCTTTTTGGACTGCGTTTGATGATTATTATAATGATTTAGAAACATCGTCACCGTTTGATACATGGACTGCTGGAGATGCTGAAAATTTCTTAGATGATGTTGCGGTATTTGATGATAGTAATAATCCAACCCCTAATGTTTATAATGAATCAAAAGGTATGTTTGCTACCATTTCCGGTGATAATGGATTGGGAGATATAAATACTTCAGATGACTTCGGCAAAACAATTCACAAAGTGTACAATCAATGTAATTCTCTTGAAGATAAAGGTATTCAATTACTTTCTGAGTTATATAATTCATACAATGCTATTATAAGTACACAAGAGAACATAACAACGAACCGAAAGAAATGGAGGACAATTGACACAGCAATCAACGGATGATATACCAGATGAATTAAAACCTTTTATAGACAGTCTTGATTTATCAAGACTAAAAAGTAATGTTGAGCAAATACAAAAATTACTTGAACTTATGATTACAAAAGATAATAATAAAATGGAAGATTTAATCAGACATCAAAATGCTAGGAAAAAATGAGTTGCGAAGATAGAAAAGTACCATCACCATCAAGTATAGAAACTGGTCTTGAAGATTTAGACAGATTAAAAATTAGTGATCTAGGGAAAGATATTGATGCTCTCCAGAAACTCATTAATAGTTCCACAACATTTTCATTAGATGATTTAGATGAAAATTCTGGAGGTAAACGGGTAGGAGTATCTGATACTTCAGGGACTGGTACGGGAACTTCAGGGACTGGTACGGGAACTTCAGGGACTGGTACGGGAACTTCAGGGACTGGGACATCAACAAGTTCTTCAAGCACGTCAGATTCTACTGATGATGTCAATATAAATGATATAATCAATCTTCTTTCAGTAAATCTTGGGTTTGAAGAATGGTTATTGTTGAACAAATTAACAGGCGTTACTGATCCAGATGATATTAAAAAACTCAAAGAAGAATTTATAAAAGCAACAAGAGGAAAAGGCAGTAATTCAATAACACTTTCATCTGGAGTTACTTATACTGGAGATGATGGAGAGACAACCACAACATCAAGTACAATAGGTTTAATCACTGGAGATGATGATTCTACTGGCACAACATCAACTGATACTAATAATGACGATGTTGTTGATGATGAAGATACCTATGATACTGCTACAGAATCAAAGTATAAAAATAAAACTCTCCCAGTAGAAGTTCAGAATAAAATGAACGGTATGTGGAAACTTGTGAAATGGGGAATAGACCTCAATCCAGCAATCAAAAGCAATCTTGAAACATTTGCTAAAGGAGCAGCAAAAGTTCAATTATTGTTAGCATTGGGTATTATTCTTCTTGAATTGTACAAATTTCTAATAGTCTCGTTTGCTGATCCTTTAAAAACTGCTATAATATTTGTATTAGATCAAGTTATAGATTTCATTAATGGATTGAGAAAAATTGGGGTTTATACTTTTTTCATATATCCAGGAAAATTAAATTCTGTTCCAGAATCTGAAACCAGTGGATTAGGTTTAGATTTCAATCCTATTGATAATTATTCAGGTGACAGTAAGACTCTTATCTCCTTACGGGAATTAATACCAACAGGTGTAGCAATTCTTGAAAATCAGATTGATCAACACAAAGAAGAAAAAGCAGCCATTGAAGAAATGATTTCAAAAGGACCAGATGAATATATTAATTATGTTATTCGTAATGAAGATCAACTGGTAGATAACGCAAAGAAAATCAAGAATCTCTCAGAACTTTCAAAAACAGTTGAAGCAAAAGCAAGAGCGCAACTCAAAATTAAGAAGATTGATGAAAATATAAAACTGAAAACTAAAGAGTTGGAGAAATTTGATAAGAGTATACCAAAACTATCAGTTAAACAAGCAATTAGTGTTTACCTTACCTCATTAAAAAGTAACCATCCTGATGTCCCCCAGTTCAACTCCAATCAAGAGGCTGGAGGTATCGTAATAGTGGCGAGTGCTAAGACAAAAAATATCATTAATCTAATCACTGCTTTATCAAATCTCACAAGTCTATTTGCTATATTCATGTCAGACCCCAGAGACTTCATGAAGGCATGGAAGACAATGAAAGAAGCACTAGATGATATTCAAAATATTGAAGAGGTTAAGAATCCAGATAATAGATCCAAATATGACGATTTATGGGAAAGTGCTAGACTATTTGATTTGTTACCGGAAATAGAAGCATATCTTTCAGATGATAAAAAAGCAACAAAAACTGTTGGGTTAGATAAATCATTACTTGATCTTGAATTATTATTACGAGGTTTTAAATCATCTTTCGAGGATGGATCCCAAAAAGCATTAGACGCAAACATTAAAGTTATAACCCAAAGAGTCAAAAAACTTACAGAAATATCAAAAGCAATAACAGGAGTAATAAAAGCAATTGAATTAATAAATAACAATAGTAAGGATATTGTTGATATGCGTGGTTTGATTGTCCCTCCACAACCTGGGGGACTTGAGTTGTTACAGAAAAACTTGAAAGACAAATCATTATTAAACAGACCTGATGAAGAAGAACCATTCTGTATGCTTCTATCATTTGTTGGAGGTGGTCCAGGTATAGCAACTATTTACAATTTATTATTTGCTGGGAATGGTAAATCTCCAAAAATGAATGGAGATGTATTCTCAAAAGATTCTGTAAGTGCCATTCGTACATTGGCTGGTTTAGAGACGGATGGGACTGATAAAAAGACTAGAATGAATAAACATTTTGGTTATGATTCGGATTTAATTGATAAGAAGAAAAGAGAAGCAACAACACAAATTACCACTATATTACATATACTATCAGGTAATATGGCTATTGTAGAAAAAGACCCAGAGATGAAAAAATTTGCTACAAATTTATTAAGTAACACTGATACAGGCAAATCGCTTTATGACTAAACCTTTCAGTTTCAACACAGATTATGAAGGTGAAGAATTTGCCACATTCTTAAATATCAGCGATGATGCTATTGCCCTTCATGGTGAGCAACTTGTATACATTCAACAAACACTCGCACAGTCAGAACCAATCTTTGGAGAATATCTTGGCAAGGTAATCAATGAAGGTGCTGATGTGATTCTGTATGTTGAAGAAGCACACACCTTTTCAGATGATATGGCAGGAATGTATAGTAAGTTTGGATTCTCACCTAATCTTGGGGAGGCAACATTCCATGGTACTATACAATATTTTGATACATTTAATATTGTCCCACATGCTCAAGACCTTATATGGTGGCCAAAGACTAAGAAGATTTATGAAGTTACACACGTCACTGAGGAGAAAAAACAATATAAATTAACTGCTGAGTTGTATAATTATTCACATGATAAAATTGCTGATGATGTTACAGATACAGAAATAAATAGTCTGACAGATATCAACGATGATGAAGTCATTAATTATAACGATGAAATTGAACAAGCAGTTGATGATGATGAAATAATTCCCGACGATGATCTAGGAGATGGTTTATTCTAATGGCTATTACTACAGCACCCAGTGCCTTTTATGGGCACCAAAACATTACCCGTAAAGTATTACTTGGTTTTTTAGATTTTTTAAATGGTAGAATATTTGTTGAACGATTTGATGATACTGGAGCAATCTATAGATATATAAAAGTCCCATTACATTCATCCTCAAGAGAGAGATTTTTCCACATAGTAAAATCAAGTACAGTGGTTAATAATTCAACATCAAATGAAATTGAGTTGAATAATATCCTTCCAAGAATTGCTGTCAACATATCAGGAATGACTTATGATAGCACAAGGAAAGTACCAAAACATAATAAGATAAAAGGAAGCGCAGGCGTAGTTGGGGATGGAAGTGTTCGTTCAGTTATGGCACCAGTCCCTTATAAATTAGACCTTGAACTTTCAATCCTCACAAAAACTATAGATGATAACTTCCAAATTATTGAACAAATCGTTCCCTATTTTGCGCCAAGTTTCTCTATGGATATCCAATTATTAAGTGACTTTGACCCTCTGAGTGTCCAATATACATTGATTTCAGTAACACCAGATAGTACGGATGAATATGCTATAACAGATGAACGATTGTTTCTTTCAACGATGTCATTCACTGTGAATGTGATGTATTATTATAACAGGGCCAGCGTTGGTACTATAAAGGAAATGATCGCAAATTTTCATATTGGAAAGGAAGGTTCAGAAGACTACAAGAAAATCAAAAAATATGAATTGGTAGCACAAAACATATCACCCATCACATCTATAGAGAATAGAGGAGATGAGCCAATGACATTATCACAAACGGAGTATTAGGAGAAAAAATGGCTAGCATAAAATTTTCAACAGAAATCACAATCACAGATAGTAATACAGGGTCATTGACCTTCAGTACAGCAAACACTACTACATTCACAGCAAAATCAGATATGGAGTATGCTATCACTGCTGATACTGAACAGATTATTTTCAATCCTACGTCTGATACATCAGAACCTTCATCAGACTTTGATTTTCTATATATCACATCATCTGCTGAGTGTGAATTGGAGATTGAGACTGATACGGGCGCTGATGTTGGACGAGAAATGATTGTTGTAACATTGGCAGCAAATACACCATTCGTATTAGGTTCAGACGCAAGCAAGGCAAATATCACTGCTTTTGATGGATTTGGTGGTACTGCTGATGTGATAGATAAGATAACAGCAAAGGCTGGAAGTGCTGATGCCACACTAAGAGCAATCATAGTAACATAGAGGAAATAATATGAACAATTTCAAAAAAATGATTAGAGAAGCATATTCAAAAGAATTAGATGATGCTTCAATGGAATTAGAAAGAGCATTCAATAAATATACCGAAATCATAAAAGATGAATTTGTTGACACAAAGGATGGTAAAAAGAAAGTTCTTAGTATTTCAAAATTCAGAAAAACATTATATTCTTTCATGAAGGAGAATAAATTTTGAAATCATTCAAGGAACTGCTTGCTGAAGAGATTTTACTCGAACTATTTGATAAACCACTTCCATTCTCTTGGGAAGAAATAACACCAAATTCTTGGTATGCTAGTTTCAAAATTGATAAACAGCATTATGGAGTTGATATTTATATAACGAATGATTCTCCAGACCCTGATATTGAACAGGGTTGGGAGATTGTTTTTGGTGTAGGGAAAGATAGAATGGGTTTAGATATTGGTATTCTCAATACTGGTAATGAAATTAAAGTGTTTTCCACCGTCGTGGCAGCAATTAAAGAATGGTACAAATTAAATAAAAACCATCCGTTTTGGTTTTCTGCTAAAGAACCAAGTAGGGTAAAATTATACAAAGCATTCGCCAGATTAATAAAAAAGGAAATTGGAAGAAGTCATAAATTAATTAAGAAGAAAGAGACATATTTTGTATTTAACACATAGAGGAAAATTTATGAAATCATTCAAGGAACTGCTTGCTGAAGATATAGAACCACCCATCAAGAGAACAGAAAAACGAGTATGTGAGATGTGTTCAAAAGATATAGTTCATAATGTTGATAAACACAAACACACAAAAAAGGCAATGAAGAATAATGGAAAAGCCATTCTTATAGATGGTAAAACCTATTGTCTTGAATGCCTTGCTGGAACGATCAAGAGAAATAAAGTAAAAAATATTGATATTTAACACATTTTACTTGACATATAATATTTATTATGCTCTACTATAAATATAACAACACACAAGAGCAAATATTATGAACAATTTTAATAGAATGATTAAAGAAGACATAAACGAGAGTTTTTCATCCTCTATCAGTTCTTGGGTTAATAAGATAAAAGAACCAATAGTCAAAAGGAATTTGGTAAAAATGTATGC